TGATTGATTTGATAGTTATAATAGTATTTAATCTTAATGAATATGCTAATAATTCTGACTACCGTGATTATAGTATGGATTTTACTATGTTTATGTTTTATGGATTTGTGTGTCTTAATTTTAAAAAGGCAGAAGAATATGTTTAAGAAACTACGTAAAAATATCAATCAACACGCAAAAACAATATTTTAGGCTACAACTTAACATAAAAACTATTTACCCCCACGACAGGGGTATTTAAATACATTTATGAACAGTTTTAATTAACAAATGGGACAAATATGAATCAAATATTTATGGTATATTGGACCGGACGTGATGAGGAATCTGGATTTTGGCAAAGTAAATTGCAAGAACAATTTGGATTCTTTATTGATGTTAACAAAGCTCACGATTTTGTTAACAAATTAAATGAATTAGATCCACCGGTATATGATGAAGAAGCAGAAGATGATTCTAAATATGCTGTGTATAATGTAAAATTTACTGGTGATATTGAGTCTGATAAATGGTTAGATGCATATAAGAGTATGTTAATGATAAAATAACTTTAACAAATAAAGGAAGGAAAAATGTTTATAATTAAAAAGTTACCAGCTACGTGGGCTGATTTTTTATCTTTGATACCAGAAAACGAAGATATTGTTATGAAAGGTAGAAAAATAAAAGCTATAAAATTGAGAAATGAAGGTCGTCCTTATTGGGTATTTATTTGGCATACAGCAGATGGTATTCAAATAAGACAAGGAAGTGGAAGTCAATACAGGACTCCTTATCACAATAATTGTTGGGGTGTTGCGTGTTCAGATACATACAATCAAATGTTATTATTTACAAAGAAGTTTGATAATAATCAACCTAAAAAGACAGTAAAAAGGATTTGTCATCTTGGAACTGAGATAGAACTCGAAGGACCAGTTTGCAAACCTGACAATAAGATTGTTCATTCTTCTCATTGTGATGGAAGTGTAGCAGATGGTGGCTGTGAAATTGTGACTAATCATTATCCTATGAATAAATGGCGGCTTAAAGATATTAAAGCAGTATTAGATTATGCAAAGGAAAAAGGATGTAAAGCTGGTAAAACTGCTGGACAACATATTCATATATCTCACCCAGCTATTGTAAAGGTAATAAATTTTTGGAGTAGAGTTTGTACAGATAATAACCCTATATATGAATTTTTTGCAGGTATATCAGCTAGAAATAGGACTAATTATGGATTTGGAGGTGGTTCATATAGGAATCAATTATCAACATTTGGTACGTTTGAATTTAGGATGTTTGAATCAACTAACCACCCAGAGATTATATATAAACGGATGATCTTAATGAAGTGGTTTACTGATTATATTATAGAAAAAGGAAATATCAATACAATGTTTGTTGATATGCCAAAAAAGATAAAAGATATTGTTTATTTATTGAATAATCACGAAGACAATAAACATCTTTATGGGTATTCTAAGGATAAAATAAACAATTTACTGACAGCTTGTAGCTGGAATTAAAGGAGTAAATTATGTATTTAAGACATACAGAAGGCAGAGTATATTTTGATACTATTCCAAACGATAGTGAAATGGAAGAATTTAAACGATTCTATTTTAGAGATAATGGTATCGCAACAGAAAGTGCCACTATGCTTTTTAGAGGGATTGAAAGTACTGGTGTTGGAAATGGTAGGGAATATTTTGTAAGATTTGAAGTTATTCATCTGCCAAGAAGTGCTGAGATAAGTGTATCAGAAAGCTGGGATGAGGTTAGAATACCTACTCCAAGTTATCGAGAAGCATTAGATGCATATCAACGAAGACAATCCACTGTAATTTGGAATAGTAATAAAAAGACTAAGGAACAGCAAGAAGCTGAAAAAAAGCGTATTGATAAGAAAGATGAAGAATATTTGAAGCTTGGGTTACCAGAACTTGAAAGACGTTATAAGGTTAAATTGAGTAAATTGCCTAATAAACACTTTGTTAAAGTTGCTCAGACCTGTGATTTTTGTCACAAGACAACAGAATCAATCCAAAGAATTAGCGAGATTAAAAACACTTTAACCCGTGTTCCTAACTGTGATAGACTCGTATGTAATACTTGTCATCGCAATTATGAATTGACAACAAAAGAAATGGGTAATAGACATTATGGATTCAGGGGCGACTTGAAATTCTTTAAGACTCCAATGGATAAGCAAAATACTGCTATTATGGGGCTGGAAATGGAGTTTGAAGGCAATTTCTATGGCTGGAAAGAATTAGAAGATGCTCATAAAGGATTAGCTTTCTATGGATATGATTCATCAGTTGATGGACAAAATGAGTTATCTTGGAACTGTGGGTCTTATTCTTGGTGGAAGTATATATCTCCGTTAAAAGAAGTTTGTAAAGCTATATCAGAAAATGGTGGTAAAGCTGGACCAACAGCAGGAATTCATATTCACGTATCGATGCCTGGTAAGGACTCTAGAAATATTGCTAGAGTTATTATGAAGCACGCTCGTAGCTCTGCTGAGATGCAAATATTATTGAAGGCAATATCTTTAAGAACTAATATAGAAAAGTTTATGAGATATTGTTCATTTGATTCTGGAACAGATTCGCATCATTGGGCAGTTGCACCCGGACGTAGAACAGATACTTGTGAGTTTAGAATCTTTTCATCATCATTAGACCACGATTTGATTATTAAACGTATTAAGTTTGCTAAGGAAATGTTTAATCTTGTAGCTGAGAATATACCAGAAAAAGATTGGTATAAGTCTTTCTCAAAAGCTACAAAGAAGCATATAAAAGATTGTATTGAACAACAAAAGAAGACAAGATTCATTACTGACCAAGAAGCCTTGGTCCTAGTGAATAAGTTAGATGGATAATCTTTACTTTTAACAGAGGTAATATTATTTGTCTGCTTAACAAAAGAAGAAGATAGTTGTCTATGTAAAAGTTACCCGTTGATCAACATAGGGTGAGTACCATTGATGCCAAACTTGTTTGGATATAGTATGCGAAAGTCACTACTTGTGAGGGTTTACCATAACACTATAATTTGACCCGAGTGTCGCTTATAGTTTTGGTGGCTATCTTCTTCATAATTTATAAAGGAAGAAACTATGTGCATTATTATTGCGAAGCCAGCTGGAGTTGATCCGTTGGATAAAGAATATTTTAAAAGAGCTTGGGAAGCAAACCCTCAAGGCGGTGGTGTTATCTTTAAAGAAGATGGCAAACCTACAAAGTTTAAAAAAGGTATGATGGTTAAAGAAGATTTTCTCGGTATGTTAGAATTAGTTAACGAAAAAAATACTTCATTTGTTGCTCATTTTAGAATTGCATCAAAGGGTGAAGTTAAGCCAGAAAACACACACCCATTTATCTATAATAGAATTAGTTTAGCCCATAACGGGACATTGGCTATCACACCAACAGAAGGAAAAACTGATTCTGAAACATTTGGTGATACATATTTGCACGATAAAGATATTACTTGGGTTAAGAAATATCAGGCATTATTAGAAGCATATCTTGGAACGTCTAAGTTTGCTATTATGGATAATGTAACTGGCGAAATTCTTATTCTCAATAAGAGATTAGGAGAAGAAAAAGATGGTGCTTGGTTTTCCAATTCTGGAGCTTTTAAACCTAAAATTTATTCTTATCCTAAGAACTATAACTATAACAAATATGATGATCTTGATGATGGTTATGGTCATAAAGGGTATAACTTCTTGCCAAAGCCTGACTCTGAATTCAAGCCGCAAATTAACTTTTCTACAAAGAAATTTCATAAAGAATTTGGGTTGTATGATAAACAACAGGGAGTTTGGATATATGCAACATCTCGTGTAAAGATACCTGTTTATGAATATGGAACAAAACTTTGTTTATCAAAGAAAGGTTTGTATTTTCTAGACCCATCTATAATGCCTGATGAAAAATTGCCAAATAAAACATACGACAAAAAAGATGAGATACATAGCGTATTAAAAGAATTTCAATTCAAAAGAAATATCTTATTGAATAAGTATCTGTCTAAGGGGTATAAGACAAAAGATGCTAGAACAGAAGTTGAAGAACAAATTCACGCTCATTATGCAGTATGTAATGCTGTTCAAAGACTTATTAAGGCTGGTAAAGAAGTATCAACAGAATCCTTAGTAGATTTCTTGGTACAGAACATTAAACCTGGTAAAGATGCTCAAGAAAGGTCAGTTATGTATTATACATTTGATTCATATGTAGATGATTTCATAGATGAATTTATGAAAGATTTAGATATGGAAGACCCAGCAAATGAAAACGAATTGCCATTGTAATCATTTGTCGAAACCGGTATAATGCCGGTCTAGTATAGGTGACTCCTATGCTACTGATGAGACTAGTCTAATCATAAAAAAGGAGAAATGAATGAAAGTCTTAATCTTAAAAGGTGTCTTGGTATCTCATACCAAAGACGAACCGGATTCAAAAGAATTTCGTTTTTATGCAACAAGTGAAAAAGAAGTTGCTAAGGGCGATATCTTTTCTGTCTGGGCTCATAGCAAGCTGGCTTATTTCAAAGTGAAAGAAGTTTATGCAGAATATGAGTATATTAAAGCAGAAAATGGTGGTACTCAGATTTCTGATATCCCATTGACCATCGGTAAAGTTGATATTAAAAACTATAATATCTTCAAAGCCGTTGCTGCAAAAACCAAACGTTTGATGTCTGCCTTGCACGAACGTATGGACGAAGTCAAAGGTGCAAAAGATGTTGGTGAAGTTCTGAAAATTGCTAAGGGTTCACAAAAAGCAGGTATCTCTGCTTTGGTAGCTCAGATTAAAGCGTTGGAAGAAGATCCAGAATCAGCATTGGAAGACTAATGCAGGCTCCCGATTTAATGGTCGGGAGTATGGGTTAGTTAATTCATAGTAATCAAGATTACAGAACGATATACGATAGAGATTGAAAGATTCCAAAACGGACAACCTATTTATACCTGTTGCGATCTATGATGCAATATAACCGGCTATATGGAAGCCTAACAACCATAAGTTAGTCACGGGTTGACCGTGTGAACCGTAGAGAGATAGTCTTTTTGATTATCTCTCTGCTTAGTAGTTTTGGGGCTTATATCCCGCAAGGATATTGACAGGAATAAGGCGACTCGCTAGTTTTGCATAATAAAACAAACGTTCTAGTCATAGCAGAAGTGCAATCGCTATCTAAGAATCGCGGCTTCCGCCCCACCAATATAAGGATATAAAAGATGTTAACTTATGCAATCATATTAACTATTTGTTTAGGGACAAACGTATTAAGACTAACAGCTGATAATTTTATTGGTAAGTTATTAGCAAGTTTATTGTTCTGCATACCGTTTATTTATAAACTGATTAGTATGTAAAAGTTTTGGAGAGTGCGTATGTAGAGATATACAAAGATGATAAATCCGTGCGAGGCATACGCTTTCCAGAAGTTTTGAGTATAGCGTCTAGTAAAAGAGATGTGAAAGCAACTGCTATATCTAGCTTTTAAAACAAAAAGGAAATAAAATGTTTGATATAAATGACCACCCAATTCTATTGTTTTTTGGAGTAATATTTGGAATATTTTTAGCAATATTTGCAATAATATCTTTTTGGGGTATTGTTATTGATAGACCTGCCTGCCACAAAAAAGCTGATTTGTATAACACGAAGACTAATTGGTCTTATTATACAGACTGCTATGCAGAAAAAGATGGTAAAATGATTCCAATGGAATTATATGAAAAAATGATTATGCCAAATGCCGTTTATGGAAATGCTGAACAGAATATAAAAGTGAGTATTAAACAAGATTCTGCTAAATAAGCAGATAGTCGGGTTTGTGCTGAACGATGAGAGTTCCGAGTATCTATGCTCGACCTGCGAAAATAGACGAGAGCAGCTATAACTCGTTAAAATACCTGATAGCGGTCTCCCGCCAGAGAGTGTCTGGCACTTTATGGGGATAATAGGGTGGCGTGAGTGATGAATAATGACATCGTGCCTTGAAATAAAGGGTAAGCAATATAAAGTATCTTGAAAGAGAGATATACGCCTTACGAAATCCCCACCAAATTATGGGTAGGTATGCAAGAGGTTAAAGCAGGCAGACTGTAAATCTGTTCTCTCAGAGTTCGTTGGTTCAAATCCAGCCCTGCCCACCAGATTATAAAAGGATAGAGATATGAGTAATGTACCGTTTGAATATGCTTCTGCAACACATAAGTATACTTTTACAAAAGATTGTATGAAAAGAGAATACAGAATTGCGTATCTACGAGAATTGCTTTGGGATATTGACAATGGTATTTATACAAAAGAAGAAGCTAAAAGATTAGCAGAACAAGATAAAACAATAACACAAATGGCAAAGTTAAGAGATTTTCAAATAATCTGGATAATTATTGCTATTTTGGGTTTTATGTGTTTTATAAAATAAAAGGATAGATTATGAATAATGAAAGATTTAAGTTTAGATTTTGGGATAATGATTTGCAAAGATATGCACCATTTGATAACACTACGCATACTTGGAATGCCGACAAATCAATTCAATTAGATTTATATAATATGCTAACCCTTGCGGGACGATTTACTGCTGAACAATGCACAGGATTAAAAGATAAAAACGGGATACTGATTTATGAAGGGGATGTTGTTCATATAGATAACAAAGGGGATTTTCGTATTGGCGTTGATTATTTTGGGGTAAGATATGAGTCTATAAATTCAGATGAAGTAATATATTTAGCAAGCCTAGATAAAATATATACACAAGCCACAGATATTGAAATCATCGGCAATATAAATACAGATAAAGGAGTAGAGTTATGAAAATAAATAGAATATGGGCGATGCCAAATTCTCTAACTTTTACAATTAAACCCATAAAAGACCTAATAAATAATTACAAAATAGGTTTTATAATAGACCCGTTTGCAAAAGATTGTAAAATTGCAGATGTAACTAACGACATTGACCCGAATACTTCTGCTGATAACCATCTAGATTACTTAGAGTTTCTTAAAAGATTTGATAATGAATCAGTTGATTGCGTTTTATTTGACCCTCCATACTCATTAAGACAGCTATCGGAAGTTTATAGAAAAGTGAGAGGTAGTTGCACCACACAAGACACACAATCTAACCCTATGACTAAGTCTAGACCAGAATTGCAAAGAATAGTGAAAACAGGGGGTTATGTAATATCGTTTGGATGGTCGTCTGGTGGTGTTGGTAATAAATATGGATTTGAAATAGTTGAAGTTTTGCTTGTTCCTCACGGGGGAGCTCATAATGACACAATATGTGTTGTTGAAAGAAAGAAATAAAAGTATCACAATTTGTCTGGACCAGACAGGCACAAGTTACCAGATATAGCAGTGAAATTGTTGGAATATCTGATATAAAAGATTGTGTTCAATATAAACAAGAATGGCGCGAACAGGCAGCAATGACTAATTTATTAGATTTAATTGCAGAAAATAGTAAATAAAAGGATAGAATTATGAGATGTTATTTAAAAGCTTTTTTCGTGATAATTGGATGGATTATATTTTTGACTCTTGGAACGTTTCTTTTGCTTGGTCTAGGATTTGGGCTTGTCACAGGGATAGAATACTTAAGTATGACTTTCTATCCAATGCTCCCAGTTCATATAATGTTTGTTATTATGGGGCTTATGGTTTTGTTTGTGATTGGTTTTTGTTTATCAATAAGTGTTAGAAAATTATCTTCATATGAAGAATATCTTGGCAAAAAAATTACCTATAAGAGATATCTACAAATATTGTTTGGAAGAGAAAGTGCTATTGGAAACTCAGAAAGAGGGGTTTTAGATATACATACCAGTAAGTTTAAATTAAGACTAATGTCTTTAACAAACCCAGTAGCTATTTTGTTATTTTCTTTTGCAGTAATAGCCGTAGGTGCAGGAATAATATATCTGTGGACAACATACACGACTACAACAACAATAACAGTTGGATGTTTAGTGTTTTTAGCAATTTGGGTAGCATCTGCAAAAGAGATATGTAAAAAGGATAAGAAATGAATGACATAACATTACTTTTATTATACATTGGTATGTGCCAGCTTAATTATTGGATGGGTTATTCAGCGGGTAAAGATTCTATTAAGAAAGATAAAAGGATATAAGATGAAGAAAGAACCAGAGTATTGCCCTTGCTGTGGTCTTAGAATACCTACAGAATATAAACACGGGCTAACTAAAGTTTTAATAAAAGGACTTGTAGACCTATACAATACGCCTAATAAGCAAGCTAACCTTAACCAGCTAATACAAAACAAAACAGAATACACAAACTTTCAAAAGCTTCGTTATTTTGGACTTGCGATACCCCTACGGAAAGAAGATAATGGTGAGTGGGTAGTGACTAATAAGGGTAGATGGTTTCTACGTGGTCAAATACCCTGTGAAAGGTTTGTTTGGACTAGAGCAGCTAGAGTTGTTAGAATGAGTGCAGAAACTCTATTCATAACAGAAGTTAAAGATTGTGTACAGTTTAAACAGGACTGGCAGAAACAGGCATCGCATCAATTAACGTTATTTGAAGGAAACTAAATATGACCTATGAAGAAAAATATAAGATTGCTTTAGCGGCGTTAAAATCTATTGTAGGAACTGGTGCAGGAGCCCAGAGATGGGTTATTGCAGTTGAAGCTCTTGAAATATTAGGAGAACAATATGATACCTTGGCAAAATCAAAATAGCGAAACAATGTTAATACATAAAATGTTAGAGAGTAATTCGTTTACATTTGTTTTAGGTTATATGACTGCATTGGCTTCTATTGAAAATCCACCTAATAATGGTATTGATTATAAATGGTGTGTTAATTTTATGAATCGTGAATTTGAAATGTTGATTCACTGAGTAATTTATAAAAGGAATAGATATGAAAGATAAAGTGTATTGGGTTATTAGAATTAAAAATACAGGACTATATTGGACAGGTTGGTATCTTGGCTGGCAAGAAAATATAGAATTTGCTAAATGGTATAAATATAAATGGTATGCAAGACACTGTGCTTATATATTACTTGACCCAAAAGAAACAGAAATAATCCCAGTAAAGCGGGATACAATAATAGTGGAGTGAGTTATGGCTTTTAGATATTATTTGAAAATAGGCGACAAATATGTAAAAAGAATAACATTTTGTCCAATGGAAATAACAGAATTATCTGATGATTATCACGATTGTATATATTGGAAATCGGCACCAGATGTAATTGCGTGGGAATATGTTGATTGTAAAGTTATTAAAATAAAGGAATAATAGATGCACATAAATATGCAATCTTCTAGACGTTTATTAAAATTTGCTATAGGATTTGGTATCTCAAAATATGAGTTAGTTTTATGGCTTTTATTTATTACAATTAGATTTAATTTTAATCCATCAAATAACAAAAAGCCAAGCAAAGAAGCAATCAAAGTAATAAAATCTATAAGAAGTCTTTGTTTAACTTCAGAAAGAGAATTAGCGGAAGCTTTTTATTGGCAGAATTTCTACGAAAAATTGGATAGAAAAACTAGGAGTAAAAAATGATACAGAAATATGATTTATCTAAATTAACACCAGTGATGGAAAGTAAACAATACAAGGTTTATACCCTTGGACAAATCAGTGATAATGTTTGGAAAGGTGTACGTGTTGAAATTAAAACACAAGACCAAGTAGATGTTAAAGTTGAGAAATTTCCAAGTTGGCGTGTTATTGAAGTATTACAATCTTATAAAACAAGATAAGTTTATGGGCAGTTGCTATACAGGTAGAAATCGTCTGTATCCTGCCCACCAGTTATGGGGACGAATTTAGATTGACCATCCTAGGAGTGTCTTAGTGACCCCGCAAGGTTATCGGTCCCCGCCAGTTTTGAGGTGCGGAAAAGGTGTGGACTGGGCTTCCGGTCCGCTGGCTAGACGGGGTTCATACCCCCGGTGTCGCTACCGTTAAATGACCATTGAAATCCAAGTTGCTGGTCAGCCTCACCAAAAGGATTAAATATGAAAAAGAAAGATGTTCTAGCTCTACTAGAATCTATTGATGTTCCAATGGATCCAAGTGAAATAACACCAGGCGATTATCTATCTCTTGTTAAGTACTTTGAAAAGTATAGAACAAGACGTGATGGTGACCTTATCCCCCCTTATACAGATGCAGGTCGTTTAAGAAAAGCTAAAGAGTTAAAGATCCTATCGGAGGACTGTTGGCTCTATGCAATAGATGCTGTCTTGTTTGCAATAGATTCGCGTTACCAAGGGTTCTCAGATGGTGGTGATATCTACTTTAAGGGTGATTTAGGACTATATAAAGCCAAGGAAGCCTTACTAAAAAGCAGGCTAAAAAAATAATTTGCAATCCTAAAAGTTTGTAGTATAGTAAAAACGAATCGGTTGGAGTTGAGTATGGAAAGGCTTGGTAGTTGGGGCATCCCATTTTTAGATGTAAACCTCACAGGAATATGTAGCGGTGATTTAATTATGTTTGCGGCTATGTCGGGTTCCGGTAAAACTACATTTGCAAATACTATTGCAAAGACTGCCACCGAGCAAGATATACCTACATCTCTTTTCTCATTAGAGAACGCAAAAGGCGACTTTCTAAGACAAGCAGTTTTCACTGAATACAAATCCGCAAATCCCCAAGATAAAAATAATTACCGTCAATTTCTGACAGACTTTTCAAGAAACCCGACTAAATATGAGAAATATACCACCTGCCTAGATGAACTATTTGGTAAGTTATCTGGTGGGGATGTTCCTATGTTTTCTTTAATAGAATCTACGGATGGTGTTCAAGACCTAAAAACTTTATTAAGAGAAGTAGAAAAATATATCTCAATAGGTAAAAAATTGATAATTATTGACCATATAGATCACGTTTCTAATGACCAAACTGCCGATTTACAGTTTATTAGATATGCTATGAAACAACTAGCTAATCTAGCTTTCCAAAAAAACGTTTGCATAATTACCTTTTCCCAGATACGTAAAGACCTACCAGCTACTTGTTTAATACCTGGTATGTATGATTTGAAAGGTGGTTCACAAAAGGCAGATGTTGCTACTATTGTTATAACCCTTGCAAGAGATCCTTTCTTTGATACAGAAGAAAGAAAAGCTACTTTGATGGCTATTAGAAAAGATAGATACGGACACTTAGCAATGGGCAGATTGTTTTGGTGTAATGGTAAGTATGAAAGATACTTTAAGGAAATAAAGGACTTTGATGCTAGTGGCTATGTAGTAGATGGCTTGAATAAACAACAATTACTTAAAGCTAGTAAACAATTTGAAATAGGAGAGTATAGTGAAGTTGACTGATTTAAAACCGTTTGGTTTATATGAAATATATGGAAATACGTACCAGTATGCAGGATATAATTCCCAATTAAAGTTATTTGTTTTCCAAAATCCCACTACAACTATTAGATGTAATAAAACTTGTCTAAAAGATATGTTAAATAAAGATATTAAAAGAGTAGATATATGATAATAGAACCAGTAAAGAAAAGTAAAGAGTTTGTTACTATCTGTAAAGATGATTATGATTATTTAATTAAATGTCAAAATCGTGCAGAAACTATAAGAAAAAACCAAAACAAATACCGTAGAAAAAACCTTGAGAATAAAAATGTCTGAATTAGAACCTCGTATCCCCTATCTTGGAAATAAAGCAGGAATACTAGATGAATTATACGAAACCATTAGGAATCTAGATATAGATAAGCCTATAGGTATTTATGATGCATTTACTGGTGGTGGATCTTTTGCATATTATATGGCTCAAAAGGGGTTTAAAGTGGTTGCTAACGATATAGAATCTGGTGTGATTGATCTACATAGACATTGTAAACAGTTCCCAGAATGGGTAAAGCAATACAAAGATATACCTATTACCAGAGATGAATTTAATATTATGAAGAAAGATGATACTTATATTGGAGCAATGATAAGATCTATGTGGTCATTCTCAAATCAAGGTGGTACTTATCTTTGTGCAAAGTCTAAAGAAGATAAAAAAATAGCTGAATTCTTAGCTGGCAAAGCTGAGCCCAATCAAAGATATTCACATATAGAAGATATAATACTACTACATTCAAGAGTTAATCTAGACCTAGAATTTATAGAAGGGTCTTATAGTGACTTTGATGTACCTAAAGGTTGGTTGATATATTGTGATCCACCTTACGCTGGGAAGCACGGTTATAAGTCTGGAAAGTTTGATCACGATACATTTTATAAATGGGCATTAGAACAGGATAATGTTGTTTTAATATCTGAATATTCTATGCCAAAAGAGTTTTATTTAGTGGCTGAATTCTCTAAATGGAATGAAGGGGGTGGGGCATTAAATAAAAAGAAAGGCATCGAGCGTTTATACTCGAACAAACCAATAAAGCTAAATGCTTTATTTTAACAAAAAGGAAAAAGAATGAAAATAATTGTAAACTACAAACACATCAGAGGTACCAAGTTTTTCTACTGGTTAGAATTGCCTTTTACCCCTGCTGGAACAATAAACAGATTGGTTATAGAGGGTATGTGTACTGCTAAGTCTGGTGTACCAGAAAAGGCTTTTAGCGATATCAAAGCTGCTATAAATACTAACATTTCAAATTATAGAAACAGATCATACCCAACATTGCCGGTTTTCTCTTCTAAATTGTTTGAACCAAAATTCATTATAGAAGGGGCAAAGGAAGTTAAACCTATTGAAGCACCAACTGAACTAACTACTTTACCAACGTACAGAGTAGAAAAGAAAGAACCAGAAAAAAGAATCTATGAAGTAATCCGTCTGGATAACGGAGCTTTATCATTGGTTGTTCACGATAAAGAACTGTTAACGAAAGAAGAAGCTACAAAGGTTATGTTTGAACGTGCCGTAAATGGCAACTAAGAGGTTGGGGTGTATGCCTCCTTTGAAGTTCGTTCGCACTTTCCGGACTAATTGGGTTTAATGCTCGTAAGAGTCAAGAGATCTAATATTGCACCCCAGTTGATATGGTTTGTACCATTCATAGTAAAGGTCTAATTAAACCAAAAGTGCAAATTAAATAAAAGGATAAGAAATGACAGAAAAGATGAATATATATCAGAAGATGAATCTAATAAAAACGGAATTACTTAACACTAAGTTAGGTAAGTCTGGACATAATACACACGCTAAGTTTGAATATTTCCAATTAGAAGATATCATACCAGCGGTAACACAACTTTGTAATAAATACGGGGTCTATCTCCAAACAAGGTTTTCTAGTGAATTTGCTACAATGACTGTTTTTGATATTGAAGATACAGATAAAAGTGTAACTTTCACTTCACCAATGAAAGAAATTGCAATTCCTGGTTCTAATGCTATACAGGCTTTAGGTGGTGTAGAAACTTATCAACGCCGCTATTTATTGCTAATGGCTTTCGATATTGTAGCACCAGACTTGTTTGACTCCACAGCAGGCACAATGGGCAATAAAGAGCTTATGATTACAGCAGAACAAAGAAAATGGCTTGAAGAAAACACAAACGTTGCTAAGTTGTTGGAATTGTTGCAAATAACAGATCTTGCACAATTAACCGCAACAAAGGCACAAACCTTAATTGATAAGAAAGTAAAACAAATGGAGGATAAATAATGTCGTTTGTAGAAGATTTATTTGAAAAGCACCCAGAATTCTCAAAGGAACATAAAGCAATAACTAAAATTCTAATTCAAGCAACAACTGTTTGGTTAGATATGTTTATGATGGACTTTATAGAAACTACAGGTGGTAAACGTCCTGCCGTAATGGAAGATAGGGAAAAAGAATTGATTGTTCCAGCAGCTGCAGTATTTTCCAAACGCCTTATGGATAATGTTCCAAATGATAAACTTATGAAATTGCTATTAGGAGAAGATAAAGATGCCAAAGCCTCATTATAATATCATTCAAGGAACTGATGAATGGAAGCAAATTAGGCTAGGCAAATTCACTGGTAGTAATTATCACGTTATGTTAGGGGATTCGGAAACTAAGAAAGACCGTTTGTATGGTCTAGCAGGGGAAAGAATTATCCAGGATACAGATGATGATGAATACAAGTCTAGAGCTATGGAACGGGGAAATCTCCTCGAACCAGAAGCTCGTAGGTTATTTATGGCAACTACTGATCTAGACGTTAAAGAAGTAGGTTTTGTAGATTGTGATAACGAATTTGCTGGTTGGGTAGGTTGTAGTCCAGATGGTCTAGTAGGTGATGATTCCATTATTGAAATTAAATGCCTTCAACTAAAGGAGTTTATGAAATACCTTAAAACAAAGAAAATACCACCTATTTATAGGACTCAAGTTCAATTCAATCTGATGGTTACTGAGCGGCAGAAATGCTACTATATTGTATATCACCCTAGGTTCCCAATGGAAATTGATGTCGTAGAAAGAGATGAAGAAAAGATAGAAGAGATAAGAGCTTCCCTAGTGGAAAATATACAAAAGGTAAAAGAAATATGCGACATATAGTACCACCGGTAAATAGAGAACTGTTTGCCCAAAACTTCAATTCTGGTAGAAAACAACTAGGATTGGAAAAATCAACAGAGCAGGGCTTAGATGTATTCTTAGCTGTGCTACATTCTTATCTATTCCTCTGCAGAGAGGTTAACCTAGATAAGGATAAATACGAATTGATAAGAAAGTCCTTGCAAGAAATAAGCGACTTTTTTACAATAGGAGATGTGGAATCCTTCCAATACGAGGAACCACAATACACAACAAAAACATTTATAAAATTAGGATAAAATATGCTAACAGTAACAGAAACATTTGAAGTATTAAAAAATACACAAACAGAACGTCAGACATCAAACGGTAACTTTATGTTCCGTGAGTTAATTATTTGCCACAAATCAGAAACTAAGTTTGGTCCAAAAGAAGCAGTATTAACTTGTAGAGTACCTAAATTCTTGGAAGAAACGGCAAGAATGCTTAGAGCAGGTGATAGGGTAAAAGCAACTGTTAACATTACAACATCCCAAAGTTCAACAGGAAAATATTTTACTAATTTTGAACTCAAAAGCTTTACCTCGCCAGAAGGTGCGGATATAGCTCGTTCTAATACAAATTTTGGTGATGATATTCCATTCTAAGGTTTACGGCGGTGATTGTTTGACTACAATTATAAATGATTCGGACTCCCTTCCTACTTTCTCTCTCCTCTGAATCACACCGCCACCAAATTTAAGAGATTATTATGCGATATAAAAGATTAGCCGTAAATGACGAACAAAAAGTCTATGATCGGTGTGATAAACTATATCCTCAGTTACGTCACAATAGACTTTGTAGATCTTGTGCAGAAAGATATATAGTAAGACCAGCTGAACATATACATCATATAATTCCTCGATCTAATCCTTTAACAAGATTCTATTTGCCTAACTTATATCCTGTTTGTGCAGAATGTCACGCGGCAATACACGCCGGTAAATTGAAACCAGCAGTATCAGAAACGCTGATGGACGAATTAAGACAGCTAGCTAATAGAAACTTATTATCTTTGTGTATAACGCGGGGTATTACAAGAGCTGAGTATTTTGAAGACCAACTACAAAAGATTAAAGATAATATACTATGATTGATAAAGAATGTATAATCGATATTTCTGAAATAACTGAGTTATTTTATAAACGTCGAGAAATTGTACATTTTGCTAGGTATTGTTGTGAAACTAGTTTAGAACAACTAGAAGACCAATTAGGGTATGATATACAATTCTTAGCTTGGCAGGAAAAAGTAAAGCTTATTACTGAGGAACAATCAATAGAGTTTTTGGATTACACACGGGAAAACTTCTATGAAACGATAGTTTTTTGGAATGAACTCCATATAAAGTTAGATAATGAATACAATACTTTAAATTATCTATTCACAAGTAATAAGTGGAAAACATTAAAAAGATTGTTAGAAGGAAATGAATAATGAATAAAGAAAAACCTGTGCCGTGTAAAAAGTGTGGAAACTTACCTATAACTGTTAAGTTAATGGATATGTACTATACACAATGCCACGGTAGATATAAGACAAAAGAATATACAGACAAGAATGGATTATTTTGTCCATCTATAACAAAAACTTGTGATTGTTGGGATCCTTATGAATTTCTAGGCTCATCTAGAGATGCTTCTATAGCAAATTGGAACCATTACAACGATAGACCAAGTGCAAAGAACTTTTGGAAAAAAATTGATTTAAACGAAAAAGAGGTGTAAAATGAAATTAGGTATTAACTTTTTAGGTGAGTATATTGAACAAACTTATGGAGTAACAGACTTTATCTATAAGAACGCACGGTATGTAAAAACTGTAGCAGGGATTTGGGTAAAGTTCTAACTAAGAGAATTAACCATTTCAAACTTTTATAAGACTTTGTTAGGCATCCTAGCATTAGGATGTGCTATAAGGGAACCTTCCCCAGAGCCACCAATTTCAGCGAAACAAAAATTTGCTGTAGAATTTATAAAATCCTTAGAGGATTATAGATCATATTCATACCTCTGCCCAGGCGGCAGATGGTCAATAGGATACGGAACAGGATCTTATGGCTGGATTCTACCTTATGGACCAAATGGTAAAACAGAAATACCAGGAGAACGCAATATAAGCCGCGTACAAGCAGAAAAGCGTATGGTAGCTTACTTACACGCCAATGTTTGGAATAAGGTGCCTAAAACGTTAAATATGGCACAATACGCCGTATATGCATCACTAGAATACAATCTTGGTGGTAATAAAGCCAAAGTATTTATTAACAAACAAGGTAGTATGAATTGTTCTAAAATTTTAACTTATAGAAAGGTTAAAGATAAAAAGAATGATGGAATAATAAAAAGAAGGAAAGAGGAATATAACTTATGCTTAAAGACAACATTGCAACAATCCTATTAGTATCACTTGTAGGATGTTTTTTTACAATCATTAACTCCTTTATTATAGATTCGTCTATTGATAAACAGTTAAGTAAAAACAAACAATTAGCAGAATGTGTTTCTAATCTATCTCAAGCCAATGACTCGATTAGATACCAACAGGAATACATTGATAGCTTATTGGGCGACTAAAAGGATGAAGAATGCCAGTAAATATAGATATAACAGGAAAACACTATAATAACTTAACAGCTATTCGCTTTGATCATCATAATCACGATTCAAGACAAAGCCACCAATACTGGCTGTTTAGATGCGATTGTGGCGAATATATTGTGGCAAGGAAGAATTCTGTTGTTAATGGTGCTACTAAGAGCTGCCCAAAATGTGTAAAAAATAAACATATAAAAGAAGCAATGGCTAAATACCTTAAATACACAGGTAAAAAATTCAATAAGTTAACAGTTAATAATGTTACTTATGTTAATAAAACAGTTAAGTTTTTATGTACTTGTGAGTGTGGCAATATTACGCTAGCTTCTGCAGCCTCAGTAATAGCAGGTAGATGGCAATCCTGTAGTTGTTCACACCCAGGCAATCTTATAAAAGAAATTGATAGAATCGGTATTAAAGAACACTTACAAAGAGCTGGTGTTTTTCAACACGCCCAAGTAAATAATCTTAGAAATGATAAATTATTCAAGAACAATAAGTCTGGTTATAGGGGTGTTACCTATATAACGCAAACAAATAGATGGATAGCCCAGATAACAGTTGGTGGTGTTCATCATATTAAGAGTTGTAAGACTTTAGAAGAAGCAGTTGCAGCAAGAGAAGAATTATATATCAAACATACAACTGGTATTATTCACTCTTATGATGCTCTACGGAAAGCCAAGAAAGCACAAGCTGCTAAAGATACTACCAAATAAGCTATTAACTTTTTATTATCAGCCTTTAAGGTGTCTTTTTCAGCACTACAAACAGCAGGTATAGTTTGTACCTGCTTTTTTAATGTATCAATTTGATTGTTAATAGTCTTTAATTGATTCATAACATTCACAGTCTTACATTCTTTACTTAGCCCATTCTGAATGTTATTAACGGTATTATGAATGTTGTTTATTTGCGATGTAGCAGCATTTGTTGCATTATCAGTAGCACTAGTCTTAGCACAACCGAATAAAGCTAATACAGAAAGAACTACAATGTATTTTTTCATATTTTATCCTTATAGGTGGGGGCTTCCTCTTTAGAGGAAAAGGAAGGAAAAGAATGATGAACCCAGCCCCCGTAACTTATATTCTCTTGATCCAAGCAATTAACTTATTCCACATTCTACCAAAGATAGGTTTAACTACAAGTTTCCATACACCAACGCCGAATGTCGTGACTACAAATAAGAACCAAGTCTTAATTGCAGATAATAACATTATAATAGCGTCTTTTAAATCTTCCCAGGCTTTTTCCCATTGTGGTTTATACCAAGTCAGGAATTCGTGCCAGCATTTATTAAAATAAGATTGTTTTTTGACTTTTTTATTCATTTTTCTAACCTTTTGTTGTCGTTTACAATGGTTCTTACCAAAGTAGTTAACTTCTCAACTGCTTTGACATATTTAGGATCTTTATTACCATTCCTAACCATATCAAATATTTTCCATATCTTGTACTCTTCTATTGTCAGCATACCTTTCTCACAATTACAATCAAAGTGAGTTATATGCTTATTCTTATCACTATTATCGTGGAACCTAGCTACTGGGTTTTCGTGATCTTTACTTATTTTTTCGTTAGGCATTATCTGTTTGCCACAAATATAACAAACTACATATTGCCCATCTAAACTATATATATCTTTACGCTTTGTCATTTACTTCTTCTATATCTACACCACTAACTTCTTCTATCTTTTTAGATGTGAACTGTGTGAGAATCCAGAATACTCTATTCCCTGTTATTTTATATGAATTTTCAAAGATTGAATACAATTCAATAGCACAAATTATAGCTGTAGCAACCCTAGCTAATTGAAGAGATGCAAACGGTAACATTTGAGTATCTATTGCGTGTAAAAGGACTACTGCCATTGCATACAATGTTGTCTTGCTTACTGTCTTTCTGAGTTTGTGTGATTCTAACAAGATGCCGCATTTCTTAGCTGCCCACATTCCTGTGAATAGATCAGCAATGACAAACATAAACATCCAAAGAAGCAATGTATATAATGGAGCAAAAAAGCTCAAGATAGCTGTTAATAATATAAATGTAAATTTAGTAGGTGACATTCTTAATCCTATTATTTCCCTTTGTAACCGTGTGCATAAGCGGCGGCTGCTTGTTTTTCAGCACCTGCTCTGGTTGGATAAACTTTACCGTGACTTCCCCATTGATAACCACCATCTTTTTTATGTATAGGCATTTTAAACTCCTTATTTCCAAGTTGATGGTACACTATCATAATCTGCCATAAGTGTACAGTTTGTAAATGGTTTAGTTGATGGCGATGGTGTATATGCAGTGAATTTTTCCCAAAGTTTCGTTGTATTACCATAAGCCAATGTTGGTGAAGATGATGTCATCTTTGAACATCCTTTGAACAAATTATCAAATATAGTTGCTGCAGATGTATTATTCATACCTGATATATCCCACATCTTATCACTTACTGTAGCAAGATTTACGCAGTTATAGAACATACCATTAAAGCAATTAGATGTTGGATTACCAGTAAATGTTCCAAATAGATTGTCTGGCACTGATTCTAACCCACTATTGGAAAATACATTGTAAAACATACCTGTCGCCGTAGCTCCACCAAACATTGAGAATAAGCCCGCAGGTAATGATTTAAGTGCAAAGCAACTAGAACACATTGATTGGAACAATCCAAATGTTGGTGCTCCACTAAATGTTGAGAATAATTCCACAGGTAAAGTGGTAATTGGTGTAGTTAATAACATAGTCTGGAATGCCGCAGATGCTGGTGTACCGGACATAGTATGGAATAACGTTGCTGGAACTTCTTTAATTTTTGTTCCACTAAAGCAACCATTGAAACAGCTACTAGCAGGAGCTCCAGTTAAACCTGAGAATAATGAAGCAGGTATTGTAGCCAATTTTGTACTTTGAAATGTTCCTCTAAACATATTTACAGATGTAGCACCATAAATAGTCTTGAATATATCACCTCTAACACTTACTAAATTTGAACACCCAAGGAACATATTAAAGAACATACTTTGTGGATAAACACCACCAACTTGTGGAAATATCGCACCTAAATCACCAGCAACAGCTATTACTTCAGTCCTATTAGGAAATCCTAAACAAGGGAAATTAGAAGTATTATAACCTGTTGCTAAGCCACGAATTTTTACGTAATAATTACCACGACTAGTATAATCGTGAGTATATGCAGTATTTGTAGTATTTGTCTTGTTGATAGTATCGCTTATTCCATCGCCCCAATCGATAGTAAAATCACCTGATGCTGATATTGCAACTGAAAATTGTTCAGTATCTTTAATCGTCAATTGAAAACAATCAAGTGTTTCATCTGGAAATACTTTATGTCCATTCTCATATGCATTGGTTTTAAGCCCAGCTTCACAAAAAGTTGGGATCTTATGTCCGTTTTCATACATAATTTGAGAAATTGCAGTTGTCATTTAGGTTCCTTATATATAATAATATACAAACGTTCCTACGCCAGCTTCTAATGATAATGCTAGAGCTTCTGATTCGGATGCAGCTAATGTAAATGTACGTCCAGCACTGCCGCCACCGCTTCCTGGTACTGCACTTCCTAGATAAAGAACATTATTTATAGCTAAACTCATTATAATCTCCTATTCATCTGTAGAAATAGCAATATAAGCAGTATCACCAATAGCTTTCATATAAAGAACACCATTGCCATTTTTATAAACAGCTGTTGGATTTCCACCACTTAATACCATACCTTCATCAACTGCAGGTTCACTAGAATTGTCATTAAATAATACCCCAATACCACTGATTAGTTGAATTGTATATGTAAGATCAGCAGATACGCTGCCAAGAACTTCTTCTAGTGTTGTCCATTCAGTTGATAAAACATCAAATTTTCCTAAAAACATTATGAACTCCTTTTAGTTTCATTATAACGCTTTTTAAAATTGTTTTCTATTAAATAATTATGCAACTGTGCCTTTTATATCGTAAGACCACTTAAATCCAGAATCATTACGAAGTACATTTAATGTTGAAGCTGTTGAATTATCTTTTACTGCAATTACACGTCCAGTTGATGATGTAGCAATCGCCTGTACTTTTGCCATCAAAACTTGATTAACATACTTCATAGTTTTTATCAAAGCCACAGTGTCAACTGCAGCTACAAAAGCACCTTGTTCAATCCAACCTGTATTATATAGTCTATACCAACCATCTGTATAATTTGTACCGGATAATCCTGTAGCCATTTCTACTACATAATCTCCCAAGCTAGCCGAATCAGCTTTTAAGTTAAGGGCATTTTGTGTTGCTGTCGATATAGGCTTATTAACGTCTGATGTATTATCTACATTGCCTAAACCAACATCTCCTTTAGCTAGAACTACTACACCTGTCTGACCATTAACACTAACAACATCATCTGAATTATCAGATTTCTCTACATAACCAGACGCATTATAGATAGCCCAGTCACCAAGGCTAAAAGTAATCCCAAACTGTGTTCCCGCCGTTCCTACATTGTAAACATACCCAACCTTTGTTAAATCTGGGTTGGTAAGTGTAGGAGTATTTGTAGAAGCATTCCATACACCTTGGTATTTCAATAAAGTAGATGGTAAATTAGCTAAAGGTACTTTGCCACCACTATCTAAAGGGCAATAACCGTTGTTAACGTTCTTATTAGCAATGTTTTCAGGTGTAAAGCCTAATGCATCCTGTTTGCCATTCCAAGTTGACTTTTCTGTGTCAGTTACTAATCTATGAGTAGAGTCATCTGTAAACTCACTTAGTGCTGTTGGTATATATTGATCACCAGTATTTGAACCAGATAAAGTTGTAATTCCTAATTTGCTTTTAATTGTGGTAGCAGTTTCATCACCAGTATTAGTTCCTGATACTAAATCTAAAGAACTCTTATTACTGTGTGTATGAGCTTCGCTTGATGCAGTATTCCAAGATGCTTTTTCAGCATCTGTTACGGTTCTGTGAGTTGAATCTGATAATAATTGGCTTAATGCTGTTGGTATTTCAGTCTTTAGAGCATAACTTGATAAGTCCTGGTCACCAGTATTAACGCCACTCTGATTAGCTAAATTAGCAGCCTGTGCTATAGTAAAGCTAGCAGTAGTAGCGTCTAATACGAGCTTATTGATATGTGTATGCGTTTGAATATATGCCAGTGTCCAGTCAGCGATTTGCGTATCAGTAACAGTTCTATGCAAAGGATCTGATGGTAAGTCAGCTAATGATAATGTTGATATATATTCTAATGCTGCATTTAATTGTTCTATTAAATCGTTAGCAACATCTGGATTCCATATAAAAGACTCACCGCGTAAGGTTGTTATACCCTGTGCTGGTTCTAATTTGGTTATAACCAATGGGTCTATTTTTAATGGAACAATTATCATATCACTCATCAAATACACCTTTTTCAGCAACTAGTAAATCTTGCCATTGAGTAATCTCAACGCCGCTATCATAATATAACTTTAGACCAATATTGTATTGTCCTGCTGCTAGTGTAGCAGTTTCATCAGCTGTAACTTCAAAGTTTAGTATGTTTGAAACAGGATGAATCAACTCTTTAGTAACTTTTGGAATCTTATCAGTTAATGACTTCTTTATCATTAACCTTGCAGTTACAGTTGATAAGTCGGCAGGTGATTGGTCTGTGTTATTTATTACAGCAAAAGAAAGATTCAATGTATCAGCTATAATTAGTTTTATCATTTATTCCTCTTTAGTATTTAATAAATACATAGAATAGATTAGGATCGCCAGATGCATTAAAGCGTCTTGGTAAGTTAGTAGCTAACCAAGTCTTTGATGCCATTCCAGTTACAGCCCATCTAAATACATTATCAGTTCTTTCTGATATTATAATCGTTGTTGCAGTTGTACCGCTTACGTAAGCATATATTTGTCTTTCTCCGGCGTACTGGTCAACACCACCGCCAACTGCAGCAGGAGCTGATTCAAATGGTACAGAGAATGTCTTTGAACCACCAGTAAACCCAGCAGTAGCCGTAATATCCATACTACCATTGGAATAAATAACTACCTGTTGATTGCTTATAGTTGCTCTATAAACTTCAGTAAGTGGATCATTTCTTATTGGCAAATTGAATGTTGTAGATCCATCTCCAGCACCAAATTTTGTTCCAATTACTGCAAACAAAGCACTATACGAAGTACGGCTAATTGCAGAACCATCACAATATAAATACCCAGCTGGTGTTGTACTTACAGCATATGTAACCAAACTTCCAATAGGAGCATACATATTTGCATTTATTTCTCTTCCATACCAGCTTCCAGAAATATAATCAAATATAATAATCGTATTCTGTCCAGTTGTGAATACAGGTAAATGTCCTGACCACCATTTAACACTAGATTCAAAGGTCATACCTTGAAAACCCGTATCGTGAAAATATTTAAGAATAACTTGATTCACTGTGTCAATTTGGTTAACTGGCATAAATACAGTAACAGGAACACTTGCAGAACCTGTAACATAATTAGATGCATTGTTCTGAAGAATTAAGCTAGTTGCAGTCCAAGTGACTTCCGGCATTGGCATATAGCTACCAGGTACGCCACCGCCTTGTCCACCATTATTTGTAAAGCTTGCTAATTCTTGTGGAACTAAACCAACAACCATAAATTGTGTAGGATCAGTAAAGTCATCTGCACCAATCTTAACAATCAATGTTTGTCCAAGATAAATAGATCTCTTAGCTACATTATCTAAGTCATATGTTAGTGAGAATACTGCATCTGATGCTTCATCTATTGAAGAGAATATGCTAGCATATGTTGCACCAGCTTTTGTACTCATTGCTGGTATCATCAATGTTTGTCCCGTAGGAGCAATACAAGGAACTAAACAAATATATCCTTCGTGCGAAGATATATCATCCCAAGTTCCGCTGGTCATATTGTACAAATGAGTTGTATCTACATCTGTAGCAGATGGTAACGATGGATTATAATCTTTATACAAGAACTTATACGGATACGGATTCAAAGCACCCATTTGCATAATGTTAGGATCATACTTATTTACAGCAAAGTTAATACCTTCAGCTTTAACTTCCAATGCACCCATCTGTAATTTAATACCACCGGCAGCCATCATCATTCCACCCTTAGTTTGAGCAGTGGATGATTCTCTTGTTTCAGCAGACGTTATTTGTAACCAAGGTTGAAATTTCCAGCTATCTGTCTGAAATATACCGCTTATAACAAATACACTACCCAACATACATTTGGTATCACCGTCAGATCCTTGTATCATTTCTTGTTGATGAAGAATATTACCATTATTATCTGAATAAATAAAATGAACACCATCATCCCACGCACCAGTTGCTGATACTGTTTGTGCAGCAATAGTAACTCTTGTGAAATCACCTTGTGTCTTACCATAGAAAACTTCATTATTGAATAAGATGTCAAACGTAGCAAAGTTAATAGCATTCCCAGCTTGTGTAGGAGCTGTAGTGAAAGTTGAATAATCTATACCAGTTTGTCCTGTCCCACCACCGACTTTGTTCTTAAGAACATTCTCCAATTGAGTAGAACTATTAGGATCTAATGTTACTCCGTAACCAGTAATAGCATTTTCCACTTCATTGCATACAGCTTTTAATTCGGCATCCGACATATTTCCATATGTGTTAACATCTTCAGCTTTAGCTGTTGTACCAGGGAAATGCCCTAGTTGGAAATCAGTATTGGTCTTTGTCGGATCTAAAGAACCAGACTGTGCAAATATACTACCTTTATGTAACATTTTTTACTCCTAAATAGCTTCTAATAAAAAACTATATTTAATTCCTGATGGTTTACCTAAAAACTCAGGATCTGAACTTTTTATCTGAAATATCGTATCAATTACTGCTTGAGATGCAGTTATCTTAATAATATATTCAAGATAATCTTCTATTACTTCTATTGTGTATGTCTTTCCTACTAGCAATATATCAAAGCAATCTTTAAGTAGATTCAAAGACATATTTTTACCATTAGCAAATGTCTTAACAGAGATATATTTCTTGAACATATCTTCGTTAATATCTGTCGGTGTTCCATCCCAAACTTTGGTAGGGGAATTCCATATATCCATATCCCACGTCATACCATTTATAAGATTACTCCAAACACCCCTTAAACCCCAATATTGTCCATACTGTAATAACCCTTTACCTGTAAGGTAATCCAAATAGAAAGCATTACCTATACCTAATGGAGTTGCTTTAGATACTAATGGGAAAAGACCATCATATATCTTAACAAGATTAGGTGCCTTTTGGTAAGCCCAAGGATAATTTTGGTTATCATACATTACGCGTTTCCAATAGTTATATCACCAAGTTCAATAGATGCATATTCTCTGCTAGCAATAGTAAAGTTACTGTTAATAACCCAAGTACCTATTGCTTTATCTTTTATCTTAAACTCAACAATGTCATAACCAGTATCAGATGTTAATGGTGCTAAACATCTAGCGTATGATACATTCTTACCAATATCTAAGCTATTGATATAATCTGATATAGCTATTTTTTCTGAATTTACATTAGTCAAATCAAGTACACCAGTTGTTTCAGGCGTTGATACAGATACCTCAATTGCTAATTCTATCTTATCTGGTATAGTAAAGTTTACATCTTTAGTTTTACCAAATACATCAATAACTTCAACTGTAGTATTGCCAGCTGTAGGAGAACTTGGAACCTTATTATTTATAATAGTAGTTCCTACTTGATCTTTAAAATAATCTACATCTGCACCTTCTACTGGAACTACCATCCATTCTGTCGTGTAGGCTGGTAATGTATCTACAACACCAGCAGTATCATTATAATTAAAACCAACTGTTTTAACTGTATCTAAATCTAATAATTGGTTCTTTACCCAGCTTAATGTATTATTTGCAACTGCGTAGGTATTTATTAACCGTGTTCTGTAATCAATATCTGCTTCTGTTGGTTGTCCATCAGTCATCAATGTTACTTCAAGATTAGTAATCTGTGGCAAATTAGTGGTGTACATTGTATCACCAACACTTGTATTTGAATTGCCATCTTGTGAATATTCTAAAACTATTGTTTCAGTAGCTGTTGTTATCAGCTTACCGGTCTGAGCTATAAATGAATCATTCTTACCAGTTGTTGTAAACACTTGCCCCTGTGGGATAGTATAAGGTAACTGTAATGAATTAGATGTAATTGTAACTGTAGCAAGCTGTGGAGTGCCTTCAGATCTTGGTAATCCACGATGGTTACCTATCATATCCAATAGAATACCAGTAGCAGTGTTAATGTTTAATCTGCTAAACGCTTCTATACCATCCATATCAGTGTTGTATAATAGTTCAGCTATTCTTGTTATCAATACACCCTGTGGCAAAGAATCATCAATTAAGAAATCATCACCAAAGGCTTCTATAAACAATTCTTGAAGCTGAGATTTGTAATACAGCAATGAGTTAGCTACAAAACCTTGATCAGTCCATTTTCCCATTTTATTACCTCTAAATTATTATAACATCATTATGCAGAAATATCAAATAAACTATTATAGTCAAATTGTCCATAAGTGCTATAAATAGTGAAATAATATGTCATTGTTTGTGTTTTATTATCGAAGGAGTAGTTTTTGAACTCAACTTTCTCTACACCATCTATCAAGTTAATTACTCTTGTTATTTCCTGAACCTTCATAGATAAAGGTGTATCAGAAAATATAATACCAAAATAGTCAACACCTTGAGTGGTATCGTCAAACTCACCCTTTATAATTTGCAATGCTGCATCTATTCTAGTGCGTAAAGCTGCTAGTGCTTGATTATTAGCAATTTGCCCATTAGCTAAGCTAATATCATTATTTGCATCAGTTGTCCAGGTTATCATTTATTTCTCCTTATGCAGGTGCATTACTTGTTGCTGATCCTGTTACTGGTCCACCACCAGATGGTGCCGACAATCCTGTTCCAGGAACAGCGTGTGTATGATTCTTTAAACTTACAGTACCAGCAATAACATCACCTGTAGCTTTAATATCGCCAGTACAAGTTATATCCCCATCTACACTTAAATCGCCAGTAAAAGCTATGGTATCTGCTATAGCATTTATTTTTGTTCCATCATTGTCTTCTACTATTTCAACCTTAGCTGATTCGGATTTAATAATCAATCTATCATTAAGTGTTGGGTAATCTTCAACAGCATTCTTGTGATTCGGAACAAATGGAACAAATACAGAATTCTTCTTTAAGAACTTACTATCACTCCAAGGAACTGACTTAGAACCATTTTCTATCCAATCTTGTATATCATCAACAAATACTTCAATATATCCAGTATCGTCTTTCTTTGGACAGCATTGTATCTCAAACTGTCCCCATCTTAACTGTTGTACCGGTATTCCTCTTATAATATCTGGAGTAGTCAATACCGTAACAACTTCTTCATCGAATTCATTAGTAACAATATAATTACCTATTGGTGATGGTGTAAATTCAAATGTATCTTGTATTACATCTACTGTTTGTGTTTCAGGATAGAAAGTAAGCACTCTTACTAAATAATGAGTTTTAATAAGATATTTTGCAAAGATTGATTCCGGAGGAATTTTCATTTATTTAAATCCTTAGTAAATATACCTTTTATTGTTGGTGCAGTTGTTATATTTGTTTCCCAGGTTGGACTATGAGTATCACCTTTGTGTTCAACTCTAATAATTGGGAATCCTATATTGAATAAATAACCTTTCTTTTGTGCCTGTTCATTCATTTTTTCTTGAGAATATACAGACATAGAATAAGGACCTTGTACTAATGGTGTAAAATTACCAGACTGTAAATTAGCGTTGATACTTTGTTGAGTTGCTGAAAAAGATGATGCATTTATAACACTACTATTACTTGTTCCATTAACAGTTCCTACGTCTTTTATAATTAAAGCTACCCTTAATAATGGCTTTGCTGTTGGTTCAAATAACATTCTTATTGTTAAGCTCCCGCCTCCTGTAACAGTTGGTGCTTCAAGAAGATTCTGATAATTAACAATCTGTATTTCAGATTTATCCGATTCTGTATAATCACTACCGCTTCCTTTTGGATAAATAATATAAGTTACTTTATCAGTATTAAAGTCATAATCTTCCGTCCACCAGCAATTAGAATTTTTATATTTACATAAATCCGATAGTAATCCATACAACGTTGATTCATTTGAATAAAAAGAACTAGTATTTATACCGCTTGCACCTACCGATAATTTACTCGCTAAAATAGGATCTGCCTTTTTCCCAGTAGCATCAGTGGCATATCTAATTATAAAAAAGTCACCATTTTTTCTATCTTCATCTGTCACTAGAGTCATTTTAGGGAATACTTCTTCATCGTTAGTTAAATGATAAAGCGGATTTTTCTTAAAGATAGCAAAATTTGATACAAATTTATGGAATGTTGAATTCCAATTACTATCACCTTTTCTATTTTCACTCGTAGTTATAGTTTCATCCTCAGAGTAACTACTAATACTATCAAGTATAGCTTTATTATTTGGTGTATCTTCCATAAAATTATAACATTGTAAGACAGATATATAATCTTGTCCTTTACGATATGTGTAGGAAGAATTAACAAATCCTTCAAATAAAGGTTTGTAATCTCTTTTATTACCTTCGTGATTCCAATAACCAGCTTCCAATCTTAACTGTAATCTATCAGAATAATATTTCTTTACTGCTGCTTTCTTTTGTTCATCTGTCATTTCTGCATTGACATAATCTACAAGCCATTTTTGATTATTAGCTATACAAGTGGCAATTCTATCATCAACATTATAAAGCTTAACAGTTGCTGTGTAGCCTGGCTTTTTTGGGTTATTTTTAGATGGAATTTCTAATGTTTCAAATTCAATTCTTGCTATCAAGGATTCATCAGCCAATGGACAATATTCAACAATACAACCCTGCCATCCTATCAGAGTAACTCTGACAATTCTATCAAAATTTACTTTCTGTCCATTTATTATCATTCTGTTATCTCTAATAGTCCAAGTCTTCCACCAAGCTCAGAAAAAGGTTCATAGAATGTATTATCTGAGACTTTATCAATTATACCAAGATAATACCCTGTTACTTTATAAAGTGGTCTAGTATCAACAGTCAATGCAATACCTGCATAAAGAATTTCATCATCCTTTAATAAGTTATAATACCAACGTTTATAAAAAGGGTCAAATAATATTTGTGCAGAATAACCATCGCTTAATGCAATAACTTGTTCTTCCGGAGATACGAGTAGTTCATTCATTATAACCATCCTGATACTTTGCTAATAGCTTTCTTTGTCCAACCACTTAATGTGCTTCCAGTGGTTACAACATTTTGTCTAGCTGGAATTTTATCATAACCACTACCTAATGGAGAGTAGAATAATATTTCAGTAAACTCAACTTCACAATATAACATATCCATTGTTTTATCATTAGTTACTGGTCTTATCGCTTTAATTAACATATTCTCATAAAACCCGTGTGGCGTATATACTCTAAACGGTTTACCATTCTCTTGTAAGTAACGTAATTTATAAAGTGCTTGCTGACCACGAGTATTACCATCATTAAGAAACATATTCTTAGCTTGTGATAGAATCCCTGTGGGATCTACATTAGCAACAGAATCTATCAATGTTCCAACTATATCATCATTTAAGTAATTAGATACAAATACTTGCATTTTAACAATATTAGGTGTTCTTACTCTTTGATCAATAATTCTATTAGACCTATAAAGGATAGAATTGCTTGGCATATCAACTGCTATTTCAGCACTTACGATACCAATACCATCAATTATAATACCTTCTTGTTCAACACCATTGATAGTATTAGATACGGCTCTAACCATACCCTTAACTGCATCTGGTATATATTTAGATACACCTTTAGTCATCAGTGAGTCAGATGCAGCTATTTGACCTATCTTATACATAGGAGATCTGAATCCTAGACTATTTGATATTTCATCTGACCATTCTTTAACACCGGTGCTTATATTAGATATTGTATCTCTAGTTGTTTGTTCTCTTTTATCGTAACCAGATTCATTTGGGAATAAAGCATTTCCAAGCAACGCACCTGTTTGTAAGTTGCCTGTTAATGTACTAGGATGTATGTAAGGTGTTAAACTCATTATTGTGCTCCAGCAGTAAATATAAAGTTTCTATTAACAGCGTCTTCTTTTGTAGCTTGTATTTTTGCTCTTTGTTCTCCATCAACATTAACTGTTAAATTTATATCTCCATTATTCTTATCATTACCCATAACACCAGCTGTACCATTCCATCCATAACCACTTAATGCATTTACCAATGGTGCTAAAAGTCCAAAACCACTTGTTTCATTTGCACCCAATAATGTGCTATTTCTTCTAAAACGACCTAACCAATAATTTCTTTCTTCTTTATTAAAATACGCTTGTGTTCCTCTCTCTGCAACACTTCTATCAAACTCTTCTTGTCTATCTATAGTTTTATTAGCACTAATTTCTTTAAATGCTGAAGAATTAACATACGCTCTAAAGTTATCTGGAATCCCAGCCATATTCATAGCTTGCATTGCATATGACGGTGGTAAAGTACTTATATCACTTTTAAGTGCTTTCATTCTTTCATTTTCACTCAAACCTGCCATCATAGCATTCCAATAATTTGGCAACATACTTAAACCAGTATATTCGGATTCAGATACTGCACCGAATGCAGCTCTGCCTTCAAAACCAGCTGCTTTTTGAGATTCTTGAAATAATTGTTCTTTAGTAGCTAATCCAGTTTTAGATGCTAAACTTTGATAATTAGAATTTGCAAAATTACCGTATTGCATAGCCTGCCAGGTATTTAATGCATCCTGTTGATTTGCATTTGCAACTTTCATACCAACATATGCAACACCAGTTACAGCAGCTATAGTAGCCCCTACAGCAGTTGTAAATGCAGACGTAGCAGTTTTAGCTATTTGACTACCAAAACCGTAACCACCTTGTAATAAATCGTTAACAGCCATAGTTGCACCATTAGAACTGGAAGCCCAACCCCCAACTCTATTCAATGCACCAACTTCTAAGATAGTAGATAACCAACCATTTTTACCAGTATTTACTGAAGTGGCTTCAGTATTCTTTTTGATACTATCAAATGTGTCTTTCATTTGTGAAAGATTTTGCATATTTTTAGTATCTAGAAATTCACTTTGTTGTCCTATAGCATAACCAGCTAAAGTAGAACCCCTAGCAGCCATCAAACGTCTAGCATTGGCAGGAGCATTAGGATTATCTTTTAACCACTTTTCAGCGTAGTTTATTTGTCTTTCTAAAGCATTACGTCTATTTAATTCAGATTCAGAAGCTCTATTTAATGATTTATCTTCTCTTCTTTTCTCTAAAATCTTACTTCTAGCATCAGCTATAATATCATCATAAGTAGCACCAATGTTCTGAATAACGTTCTTTTGCTGTCTACTTAATGTTCCGTATGTACGCTGCGTAACACCACTGATAGGGTCTTTAACGTTTCTAGCTGTCATTTCTCTGGCAAGGCTTGCTAAATCGCTATTAGCTTGAGCCATTCCATAACCAGCTACTCTTTGTTGTTGTAAGAACTGTGTGTATGATTTAGCACCACCAGTAACTTCGAGACCAGCTTTTCTAGCATCGAACTTTGGTAGCTTATCTAACATCTTTTGCAGCTTATCTAAGCCAGTAATGTTCTCAACATTTAAATCTGCTGCTAATTCAATAACTTCTGATCTACGTGCCATTTGCTAGTTTTCTCGCTCTTTCAATTTTACGTTTCTTTTCTTCTTCTAAGTTATATTTGTATTCTATCAGGTCATTCAAGACTAATAGATCATATAAGTTAAGAGTGCCATTTTTAAGATCCGCATATGATATGTAGCCCTCTAGAACAGGGTTAAGGAATAACCAATCAAGACTTTTGGGGGGCGTTACTTTTGACCTAGTATCTGTACTGTCGCTTGCATAAATTTCTCGATCGCCTTTTCGCCCCCGCGGAATAAAGGGAGTAAAAGTCCATCCATATATGCAGTTTTTAATACTTCTATCTCACCAAGTTCAAGCTGTTCTATATTTACTGCCGCACCATTTACCTTGGTCTGCTTGGCTACTTCTCTTAACAATTTTTCATCATTATCAAATGTAGGATCGTTAAGATATGTTGTCATAAGAAATAGTAAACGTTTTTGTGCCATAACCGATTGTGGTAATGTTAACAACCAAGTCTTTTCATTAAAGCTGTAAACATAATCACTTGGAATATCACCGCTTTCTTGAGCAATCTTTACTTGCTTGTCCACTATTTCTTTATATTCTTCAATAATTTTCGTCATTCTTTTTCCTTTCCTTATATAGCTACTTTCGTAGTGTTTGTATAATCATCAATGTTACCAGTGTATTGTATATCGCCTGAACGATCTTGCATAACTTCTGGTGCATATTGATTGCTCCAAGACTGGTAAGCACCTGATTCGTAAATAGCACCTGATGTTTTGAATGTAATTTCAAAGTCACCACTTGCACCAGAACCAGCTTCCAAACCAGCAAAGTTTACCAAAAATGCTTGTCCAGCTGTTAACTGTTCATTGAAAACGTCTACGCCACCACGATTAGCAGAAGAACCAAAGTTACGGTTTCTGTATTTCAAAGATACCATTGTAATGTGACCATTCAGAATTTCTTGAATCAGATATGTTCCTTTACAGAAATCTAATGAATGTCTTAACAATCTCAATGTTACAGACCAGTTCTTTACTTTATACGACTTATTAGCTAACAATTGTCCAGTTGAACCTTCTACAACTTCCATAACGTTTCCGTTATTACCTGGTTGCAAAAGAATAGTTACGTCATTAGGACCAAGATTCTTAGCTGATAATGTTCCCATAGGTGTGCGGATTTCGAAGTCCACCAGACCTATATCATTAAATGCTCCATCAAATGCCATTTTTTAACTCCTTGTTTATTTTTTTCCAAATTTGTTTTTACAGTAATCTCTATTTCTACTTTGTTCTAATGGTGTAGCCCATCGCCAATATTTCTTACCATAATATTCATTACTCTTTCTTGTCATTGTTTTACTTCTTCAAAGTATTTCCTATGACAACTTTCTTAGCAGAACCTGCTAACAAGGCACGGCAATCTATATCTTCCCAAAGACCGTTTGCTTTGGCAATTCCTGTTGGGATTGGAATCGAAATCTTGTAACCTGTTTGTGGGAATGATTCGCCATCCAGTGATACGCCACCGGCTATTACGCCTGCGTTAGACAAACGAACAAATCCTGTTTCGATTGCACCAGCCAACATAACTGCACCATCGTTGTTCATTGGAACTCTTGGGGTTGTTTGCAGCAAGTTAAATACCGACATTGTTACAACATAGTTCAAATAGTCAGCAGAGATATAATCGCTTAAATCATCGCCTGAACCAACGTTTCCACGTTCCCAAGCTGGCAAACCAACAATCTTAATGTTAGCATACAAATTGGTATGTTTTTCGTCCAAATTAGCAAAAGCTTGTGACGGACTTACTGTTACATTAGTATCGGTCAAATCAACAGGACTAATACCTTGTGCTGCTTTATGGGCAATAGATGCCATTTTGCGGTCTGTGGTATTAAACTGTCTTGTTGAGAAAAAGCTAGCTGCCGCAGCACTGTAATACTTAACAGTGTTAGTTGGGTTAACCCAAATAGCAAATGTAGCTGTATAACCGTTATTCTTGCAATATGCACTAATAGATGCAGTATCGTGTTCCAGATCCAAATTAGCAGCTTCTGCTGATGCATCATCTAAGAACAATTTATGAGTAGCATTAGCTTGTGTAGCTTGTACAATAGCTGCTGCACTTTTCTTAGCATCTGTAGTGAAATTAGTATCTACACCAATCAAGTAATAATCTTCACTAGCCATCAATGCAGTAAAATTAGTATTAAATTCATCTACATCTTCTGCACCTATAATTGCTACCCAGAAAGAAGACGTTGGTGCAATACCATTATAAGTTGTTCCATAAAACTGTGTCGCAAACTTAGCAGCTTCAGAATTAGAACCAGCACCATTAACAACAGCTTCAAGATCGTCATATTGAGTCAAGGCGGTTGTCTGTCCGTTTGTACCTTTTTGCACAAATAAGGCAGCACCCCAATCTCTAGCAACATTAGCTGATGTTTGAACTACACTAGTAGATACATCAACGAAATTGCGTATGTTAATAACATTTGTCATTTATTACTCCTATTTTTCTAAATTTATATTCATATCTACACTTAGTGCTAAATCTGCCGGTGTTTCAGGCTTTTTAACAAACATTTGTGTATCTTTCACTTCTATTGCCTCTCTGAAATTCATTTGAATTTCAAATTGTATTCTTTCTGTCCAAGTACCGTTCTCTAGATCAGATAAGTTTTTCATCTTATAAATCTGTTCAATACCCAGCAATCTTCCGTTATCGCTTACATAAGTATTATACCGATTGTTTTGAAGATTTGCAATTAAGAAGCGTGTTGCATCGAATGCATCTCCAAGATTCTTTGACAAGATATTTACAACACATTTAAATGTTCGTTGTTCGCCTATATATTCATTGCCTTGTGCATCGTATGTTATAGTTCCACGTCCATATCTCTGTACTCTCCAGTTATCATAATCATCTATTCTGAAATAGAGAACTGTAGCAGCTGTAGGCATAGGACTCTTATTTTGTCTGTCAGCTATACATCTTACATTTGAGTCTGTAGAAAACCCAAAGCTTTCAGCTTGATCGCCTAACAAAGCAACAAACATATTCGATAAATATTTTTCTATTACTTTATACTGTATCAATTTGGATTTACCTTTGTTTCTTCAAATCTGGACATTATTACTTCATAATAACCTTGTGCAAATGGAGTGCCTTCATCCCATACCCAAGGAAGTACTTTTCTTACATACCAATCTTTGTTATTAAATCTCACAACAGTTGTTGCTCCTGTACCTGATGGCATTGGAATCTTTTTAAGTGAAATCAATGTGATAAATTCATTAGTACCATAATCACCAAAACCTAATGCAAAGGCTTCGTCTGGTGTTAAAGGTTGGAATGATTTTTGTGCAGTAAATTTTGTTATAGTTTCTGTATGTGTACTGAAGCCATCTACATATAAAGTAGTGCGAGCTACAAGCTTAACTTGTCCAGCACCTATCAAACTATCACCAAGAGCATCAGCAAAAAAACTAGACATACTTATCCTATTTTTAATTTAAACTTGGTCTTGTTTCTCTTGTTGAAGGCTTTAATTGCTTTTGAAAAGTCTTCATTAACAGTACCACTAATTCCTATAGGTTCAACGGTTACATTAGGTTTTACTCTTTTATAAAACCCTTCTCCATCATATACTGTTTCTTCAACGAAATCTATATCTATTTTAGCCGTTGCTTTCATCTTGTACCCAATAAGTTATAGCATTTAACAATTTACCATCTTTATATAGTGGATGATCAAATCCCTTTCTCTCTATAGTTGATGGTTTATTTTTATCCCCTTGCGAATCACTTATATAAGATTTCTGATTCTCAAACATAGCCTTCGCTATTCTCATCATTATTCTACTTGGTCCTATACCTTGAACAGATGTGAATCTTGGTTGTACACGTGCTGTTGTTGTTCCAAGAGTACCTTCTTTTGTTGTGTATTCTGTTACCTTTATTCCTGCAAATCTTGAATCTTTTAAACTACTATTTATAGCACCCATAAGATTACCTATATACATCTTTTCAAATTTAGGTAATGCATCAGATTCGCCTACACCTGCATCTAACCACGGTCTAGCAGGTATATGAGTACTCTTATTAGCACCAGCAGTATAAGTACCATAATTGTTTATTCTACCTATTTTTATCAATTCAGCATTGCCTTTGATACCAGCACACGCAGCCATTTTACTCATAGCATATGCGTTATCTAGAATAGCAGCATTCAGACGAGCTTTTATATAACCACTAACAATTTTATTCAAATCTGCCATAACACTATTCCGGTGTTGCTGAACCTCTTATAACCTGAACATTTCCACGTAAGAATGGCAACATCAAATTAAATGCCTTTCTTCCATAATCATTGGTTGATAAGAATTCATATGATGGATACTTTTCAAACAATTTAGATTCCATATAGGAAACACTCATTTTACCAACAGACCTATAAGTTACAGGACCTGCAGCTGAATTACCATTCATACCAGCATTTCCCATCAATCTATCGTAAACTAGAAAGAAGGCAGTCAGATATAAAAATACCATTTTACCCTTATCGCTAGAAAACAATGATGGATTAAACTTAAAGGAAGCTTCTTGCATAGCTCTATCTATATCAGAATCTAAAATAAAGTCTATTTCTTCATCACTTATAGTCCAATAATTGGTTTCATTTACAGCATCAGGAATTAAAGGATTAACTGCTGGATCTGTATAATTATCATCTGCATTAGATGTCCATATACCAACTTTGTAATTTATGATAGCAATAACCGAATCACCACTTTTATATGCAGTAGGTGCTGCCCATACACGATAATCTGGGAACAATGTGTTCAACATAGTTGTAGTAAGTTTACGCCAGTAATTCATATTGGTTACTGGTTCACTAGTGTTTTCCAAGGCTACATAATAGTTACCACTATAATAAACTACATCGTCCTTGGAATAGGTATTACCTGATATATAGGTTGAACACAATGCTACCCATTTTGGGTCCAAAGGATCATCGTTAATTGGCTCTAAAGCATTTAAATCTACTAATGATTTGTAGAATAGATTAGAATCTAAACAGATGTCATTGGTATCCCAAACTGTTTTAGTCCAAGTAGGATATGGTTGATATTCAAAAGCATTATCTCTTAAAAAGAAAAGCTTAAACTCAGGCGTTGTTATCGGAAACATTTTTCTTCTTTTTCTTAGCTTTAATAGGTTCTACTTTAATATCTTCAATTACTTCATCCTCTAAAAGGTTAAACTCCATTTTGCATCTTATCATTAACCTTACATCCGAATCAGTAACATTACTAATCTCGCCTTTACGAGCAATAGCTCCACTAGGCAAATATACCGTGGTATTACTTCTTACTCTTGGCATTTTTCTTTCCTTTAGCCTTAGGTTTTTCAATCTTAACAGGTTTAGATACTATTACTTCAGAAACTTTATCTTCTATAATATCTTCAACTAATGCAGGGAAAACTTTGTGTAATGCAGAATATGCTTCATTTGGAATAACACATACACCATCAGGTGCCAATGAAATAGAAATTCTACCTAGAGCAATATTGATAGTGTTTTTACCAGTATTTTTGATTCTCATTTTAATACTCCTAAAAAATTTGGGGCAGGCATATTTCAACCCGCCCCAAGGCATTTTCGTTGTTAAACTTCAATTAGAAGCTCATATACAACATTTCTTTTGGACGATTTACGAACACATCAGATACTCGTGACCAAGCAGTGTTTTGATAGTTCATTCCGTCTACTGTGGCACCTTGTACAACTTGGTAGTCGTATGGGTTGTAGATACGCAATGTATCAAAGTCTCTGCGGTACAGAACATATTTGAAGCTACCGTCATTGTATGTGTCTTCACAATATGCCAAAGGTATAATTTCTGCCTTTGCATTTCCAGTTACTTGACGGAAAACGTCTTGTAAACGTTGGAACATAGTTGTGAATACTGGATATTGTTCATCAACCGCAACACCCAAGCCCATAAAGTCAGATACTGGTATAGCCAATGTATCAGGCATAGCAGTCATTCCTGTACGGCTGAAGAAGTTTCCAAATGCAGATGCCAAGAATGTTTTAAATTCTGTAGCAGTCATTGTAGAAATTTTCTTTGTCAGGATGCTTGTATCTGTATAAACATCGCTTTGGTTCAACAAACCTTTGTGGTCTGAGTCGCCTAACAAAACAGCTTTCTGAACAGCCAAGTCGTGGTCGCGTTTACGAGCACGTTCTTTTTCTGTAACGATATTCCAAATTCCGGTTGCTTGTGCTTGACGCAATTCAAACAAAGAATAAGAAACCATCTTATCCAAGTTATGGATAGATACTGCAACTTTTTCCAGTTTAACACCAACTTGTCCACGGCGTGCATTATCTGCATCAACACCACGTTCCCAAGAATTGATATCGCCTTCGATGTTTTGATAGTTACGGAAGACAGCAATGAAATCTGCAAAGCCACCTTGTGTTTTATCAAAAGGAACAAATTTTTCTGGATCGATAGTGTAAAATTTCTGTTGGGAAATATCACGTTCCATTACAGTCAGTAATGTCAAATCGATATCAGAATAACCAGTAGAATTCAATATCTCTTGGTTACGATCAATAACAGCCAATTCCTCACTGTTAAATAATTCTGAGCGTTCTTTTTCAACGCCATTTACTAAGTATTTCATTTATTAACCCCTTTTTAGATTGTTGGTACTATTGATTCTTTAACAATTTCTACTGGGATTAAGATACCACCAGTTGTAGCTGACACTGCAGCAAGGGCAATACCTATAACTGCATCAGTTTCTGTGGTAGTAACGCTTCCATCAGTTGGGTCATAATAAACAACCGCACCTGCAGAAATCGCATCTTCTGTTACACAATTCAATACACCACCATCGCGTAAGATGGACAATTTATCGCCAGCTTTCCAAGAACCTTTCTTTGGGTTATAGATTGCATAACCATATCCTGCATCACCGTCACCAGCCAATGCTACTTTCAATTTGCCTGAAGATGTACCTACAATCATTACTTTATCGCCAGCGTAAACAGTTCCTGTTTCGCTAACATCTACTTGTACTTCCATTACTTCAGCATTCAAACCCCAATCCATCAATTCGCCACGCAGACGTTTTGGTGCAAATTGGTTCAAATCCTGAGTATAGAAATCAGTTTTTACAATAGCCATTTAATACTCCTTATTTTACTGTTACTCTTGGGACCTTAACAACTTTAGTTTCAACGTTGGCTGAAAGTGAATTGCTTAAGTCTTTCTTAAGTTGCTCATCGGTTTCATTAGTTACAGCTGCAGCTGTAGTTACAACTGGGTCTGCGACCTTTGTTTCTACTGCGGCTTTAGCTTCTGCAACTTGTGATTCCAGATCTTTAATTTTTACATCTTGTTCAGCAATCTTAGAATCTTTATCTGAAATAGCAGCTGTTGCAGCTTCTAATTCATTTACCAATTCTTCAATTGTCTTCTCACCAGAAGATGTATTTATCAATGTTTCTTTATCTAATTCGACTTTAGTCTTTTTAAATCCAAACATAACATTATCCTTTTTATTGAATTCAACTCCTTCAGACACAAAGTGATCTTCCGAGTCGTTTTTCCATATGTCAGTTCCATTATACCGAGGTTTTTTGACTAATGCAAGATGAAGCATTTGACCATCCAAGATCTCTCTTTTATATGGTACATTATTTAGCTTACCACCTTCATTAGACAAATTAGATCTGTGAGCACAAGAAACATACGGAAGCTCACGATTTTCTATCTTTTCTATAGTCTTTTGATCAAAGATTACAAATTCAGCAGCCCAACAACCATCTTCCCAACGATTAACATTGCTAACATAGCCAACTGCTTTTTCTTCCATATCATCTTCATCTAAAACATCTTGATGACCAACAAGTACAGGACAACCTTTTAAACTATAAGCCATATTATCTAATACGCCTTGAGTTAATAAGTAGTTACCTTCTTGATGCCCAACTAAGCCTGCAGAAATAAACTTAGCAGTATATGTTTGACCTTTTGGGATGTTATCAGCATCCTTTTTTACTATTACGTGTTCACTTTCATTAAATAAGCTCATTATTTACCTCCACCGCCAAAGCCTGGTTTAAACACCTGTTTAACCATAGGATCTGCTGCAAATTTCTCTTTATAGGAAACTTCTAATCCAAGCAAATCATATTTGTTAACAGCTTCTTGCCATTCTTTGTTTGTTATTCTACCAAACATTGATGCTTCGTTAAGATTAGCCAATTTCAATGTTTTCATTTTTTCTGTATCATATGCACTGGTCTTTATTAGATTTTCCCATTCAATCTCAAAGTCCAATGTTTTACCCAAAACCTTTCTACCACAGATTTCCAACAATCTAATTGCTGGATTTTCAGCAGGTACTCTGATTTCAGCCTCAACAGCGTCTGCATATGTTTCTCTATCAGCTTCTCCAGAATTAAACCCAGCTGGAGATGTACCATACAACTTGTTCATAACAATTCTAGCATCAGCAGCTAAATCTACTCTGGTATCAATCTTAAGATCAGCTAAACCACCAAATGATAATTGTTTCTGTGTGTACTTGTCTTCTGAGTCTAATAATAACGCTTTTAAATAATTTTTCAAATAATTAGCTAAACTTACACGTTGTGTAATAGCTTTTGTCGCATCATCATCCTGTAATGAATCGTTTAAACCTGACAATTGAAATACATCAGTTTTAGCTTCATCTAGCAATTCAAATATAACATTTTCGTTTTTGATGCTTTTATTCAAAGTTCTGATTAAAGGTTCCAATATGGACATCCCCCAACCACGTCCTACAGCTCTGTAGAAAGATGGAAATTCTTTGCCTTTAAGTATAATTACACGGGATTTATGAATTGCGTGTCCTTTCAAAGTAAATGGTGTATCTGACATCCAATCAATATTTGATAAGGCTAAAGCATTTGTATCTGAAGATGAAAGTTCCCAGTTATCTGCTACATAAAACTCAAGATCAGTATCTTCGTTAATATCTTCTAATTTCAGTTCAGTCTTAGGATTCCTACCATCTAATACTACAATTCCGCCACCACCATATAATCTCTTCCAATAAAGAGCTTGTTGCAGTTTAATCCATATTTGTTCTCTTCTTACGTAGATTTGGATACGTCTAAGTTCTTCTTTTGATATTTCGTTCCTTAAATACGAATCATCAGCTTTTTTAAGTTCTTCATCTTTTTTAACTTGTTCGCGTTCCCACTCTGCACGTCTTTCAAGCATTTCTTCTTGAATATCAAATTGCTCTTTAGCTGGATCTTTTTGTTGTTGTTTTTCTTCATTTTTGAAGAAACTCCATAAATTCTTTTTCTTTTTCATAGGTGGCAAAACTTTCTTTTCAAAAGCTGAAAACTTAACGCCACCTCTAAAAGCATCTAATACTGGAACTTCAATCAATGCCTGAACAACACCAAACTGTTGGTAAAGAAATGAAAGTAATTGATAATTTAATGTAACAAACTCACCCCTGACTTGCATTTGCAGGGTGGCTGTAGAATTTATTGAATTAGGAGATAATGAACCTGTACGCCCACCAGCTGCACCACCAATAGGTACTATACCGGCAACGAGTCCACTAAGAGAATTATTCAATTTTGCAGAATTGACTTTCTTGTGTTGAGTTTTTGACATTTACAACCTCTTATCTGAAATTATAGAAGATATATTTAATTATTGCAAGATTATAAAATTTCTTGACTTTATATCAGATATTCGCATAAAATCTGTTTATGGAGGAAACCAATGGAAATATCTGGACCTTGTAAGGTTATAGTTAAAGATGGGTTAGTTTTTAATAAATACCTTATTACACAAGAGATTAAGAATTACGCCTTAAGTGGTTCAAGTTGGACTTGCTACTATTTTGATACTAAGGAAGATGCAGAATTGTATCTTCTTTTTTTATATCAAAAGGAAGGAGTTAAGTTCTTAGAACAACAAATAAACTCACCGAAGACTTACCTTTACGATAAGAAAGAGTTTATGGAATTTAGGGATAGTATTGATTTTTTGGCACTTCCTGCTAAAATATCTAATATCAACGTAGTTATCGAACAAAAATTCACAAAGTGGAAAAAAAGGTTAGACTAATGAAAAACGAAAAAATATTATCTTTGATACAAGACAACCTTATGTCTGAAACTGAAGCACGCCATAGATACACACCTTTACTTGCTGCATTCATTGAAGCTGGCGATGAAAAGAATGCTAACAAAGTAAGAGAGATTATGGGTGATGAAAAGAATCACGAACTAATATTGATGGGTTTTGAACTTGAATATGACAACAGAATTCAAATTGCAGAAGATGATGCAAAAGAAACTTTAAGCTTCTTATCAAAGAATGTAAAAAAATGAAAAAGTATATTTGTCCCAAGTGTGGGGCTATAAGCACTGCAAAAACTGTAGAAACAACCTTAAAGGCTGGGGATAATGGTATATCTAAAGAAACAATAATGCTTATGGATTGTTGTGGCTATGCTCCATTATTTGAACCAAAAGAAGCAAAATGAAAATTATTATAAAAGGGCGTTACCCTGATATGAATAAGATTATAAATGCAGATAGAGCTCACTGGGCTATTGGTGCAAAGCTTAAAAAGCTAGCTACAGCACAAATGGCATTACAAATACCAAATCGTACTTTATCTACACCAATATTCATAGATTATGATTTCTACATACCTTTATCGTGTAGATTAGATCCAGATAACATTTTTGGTGGATTTCAGAAGGCTTTCCTAGATGCATTGCAAAAGAAAGGCTTATTGCGTAATGACTCTAAAAAAGAGATATTAGGATTTTCAGCAGCCTTTCACGAAGCAGTAGATAATGATTACACTACAATTATAAACATTGAAGAAAGTTAAACTATTTCAATAGTGACCTTTCCATTCTTAGCAGCATCCTTGATTAAAGGAAACAGTTTACCATAAGCAGCTTTAGAGCTCGTAACCTTGCCAACCTCAGAATTTACACCAACAAGTACACAACCATCGGTATCTTCAGCCGTATTGCCAGAATGTATCCTTATTCCTGTAAAATTAGGCACATTTAGTATTTCAGGCATTAAAGTTCCAAATCTATTAGAATAGGTTACAGCAACGGTATAAGTCCCATAAGGGATAGCGGTTTTCCCAGAAACCTTAATAAAACGACCCCAAACCGGATTTCGAACCGTATCTTCCAATGTATCGCAAAAGTAAACACCATCTACATAAAGTTGCCCAATAGTATAGTCTTTCTTAAGAGTGACTCTTTTTAGAGTTAATTTCATCTTCTATCCTTTCAAGTTCGTCTTCTGTCAATTCAATCATCTTGTACCATTTCTTAGCCAAGTTCCAAATCATACCATCATCAAGAGTCTTGATTCTATAAAATCCTTCTTCCTCCTCAGGTAACAGTTCAGCAAAGATTACTTTGTTATTATTTTCTATATCTTCAAACTTTATATACATTTTTACTCCTTTTATATAAAAATACTACCAACCTTGTCATTAAATGCTAATTCACAAGCATCACCAAAATTATCAATCCATTCATCCTTAGGATTCTTTTCCGCAGGATTCCAGGCTAATAATTCAGCTCTAATGCTTACATAATTAGGATCTGACTCTCTTATAAAGACTCTTCCCGCTTCTAACCAAGTACAAGCTGATTCAGCACGATTAGCCTTATTCTTCTTAGCACCTCTACGAAGAGGCACAATAGCCATCTTAGGGCATTCTTTCTTCATATCCTGAATAAAACCTATACCAGATAATGTATTTTCAACGTACACACGTCTACATAGATTAAAGGCTACATTACACCTTTCAAAGAAACTAATGCATTCTTTCTTAGCTTGTGGCGATTCCCACTTACCTTGTACTGATCTTAGAAGATAGAGATTACCATCCTTACCCAATCCCCAGCAACCAAAGGCAGATTTATCTCCAGTAGTAGTGAAACCAAAGTCGGTAGTAATAAATACCTTCTTAAAGCCTTCAGGATTAGTTCTAAACGTTTTTATCCACTCTTCTCTGAAGTATAGCCCTGAAGCAGGTAGTGGAGTTTGTAGATACATAGCCGCAAATAGGTAGGGATTTTGCTTCTGAATTCGCTCTAATTCTTTCTTTGGGTAACGTTTTTCGTAATATGAGTCACCTTTTTCATCCAAAGCAGGGATAATAAACCATTCCCATTCATCATTTTCGTGTTCTTTAACCCAACCAGCATAATCATTCTCACAATGTCGCTGCATAACGCAAATAGTGCCAGTTGTAGGGGTTCTTCTACGTGTAGCCAGTTTTCTCTGATAGATTTCGGGAAATTCCACCTGTTCGTGTATAGAACTCCTAACTTCAGGAGAATTTGGGTCATCTAGTATCAAATCACCCGAAAAGACCAAAGGAGAGGCAGGATTACCAGCATCTAACCCCAAAATAGCTGAAGATACCGTACCAGCGGTTAATCCAGATCGCACCCCACCAGAAATAAGATGATAATTCAATACAGACTTATCCCCAGGATCCATTTCTTTACCAAACAGTTCTCCCCAAGCAGGCGTTACCATAAGGTTCCTAGATTCCCTAGACAGCTTTTTAATAAGTCTTTCCCCATACGCTATATAACAAAACATACAATGCTTGTTCCTAGCAAAACACCAAGTAATGTAATATTCAATCACGAGAGACTTTCCAAATCCTGGAGAAACATTTATCATCAAGTTTCTTTTAATCTCTTCTCCACGTTCTCTCTTCTCTACTCTTTCTTGCAATTTGTCACATAACATCTTATGAGAAGGTGTCATATCATATTCAGTACCATTAGCAATGAAGTGCAGCCATTTAACGTATTCGCTAAACGACAACAATAATTCTTTGGCTAACTGAGCCTTTGGGTATTCTTTGTAAACTTTATCAAGATAGGCTGTTCTTTCGTTCATTTCGTCATATCAGCTAGGTTAGTTACCTTAGTAGGTTCTACATCCACTATACTACCAACTACCCCACCAGTCTTAGAACTGCCTATATTATTCTGAATAAGGATATTAGCTGGTTTTCTTATCTCATTCATCTTCTGAAGCCTTTCAACCATCTTACTCATACCATCGATGATCCTTAGTGTCTTCTCCAAATCCTCGCCCATTAACTCCCCACTAGCTACCCTTTCACTTAAACTAGTACTAGCAACCCCTATAGCATATACCATCTTCTTAATAGTACTACCACCCTTCTGCGGTCTACTAAACTCCCACATCATTAACTTACCAAGATCCTTATACCGCTCTGCAGCATTAGCCTTTCTAATAGCAATAGCCTTAGCTAATACCTCAGGATCCTTAAACTGCCCCTTATTACTGTTCCAACGCTGACGTGCAGCCAAATCCTTGATACCACTCTTATCAATTTCGTTTTCCATTCTTTCCACCTAAAATTAAGTATAAAAATAAACTGGCGTTCTTGCACCCTATAACATCTAACCTCAAATAGACCCCATATATACACCTAGCTACGCACCGCATCAAAGTATCTTACAACAGCTGCTCGTTTATTCCCATACACTACCCATATATACTAACAGGTCACTACCTATACTACTACCATCATTATAACTTGTCAACCCCAATGTTTACTCCCAATACCCTATACTACCCCCTACCCCCACCCATTGATGTGAGGTTTGATTCGCCACCCCTAAAAAAACAGTCCCTTTTTCTTAGGATTTCTGCGGGTTTGAGCCGGTGGTGCGTGTGCGCATTGCCGCGTGTAAAATAGTGCATTTGGTCATCACTTTTTGGGGGCGATTCGGTTAATAATAGGGACAAGTAAATAAACAAAATGTAAGTGATAGGTAATAAATAGAAAACACTTATATAACAATGGGGCAAAAAATGATAAGAATAAAGTTATATAAAAACAAGTCTGTGCGTGATGGTATAGTATGGTCGGTTGCTAGTGTAATCGGTGATGGTTATATTATGCCGACCAGTAGTATAGAGCGGTTATTTGGCAGGGGCGAGCGCGGGGTAGTGATTCGCAATATAAACTTGTATTTTTATGGTCGCGGTGACTATAAAATAATAGGTTAAAAGGGGGTTGTTATGTTGAATATAGTATGCAGTGTATTGGGTGTAGTGGTGTTAGTGGGTGCGTTTTATTGCGTGTTCATTAGACCTATTATAGGGGGCGAATTATGAAAGTGTTAGCAAGCGGGCGGGGTATTGCTAAAATGTTAGCAGTGTCCAGTAGTGGAAAATATACCAGCCGCAATTCAAGGCTTGTTATTGAAAATAATAACAACTTAGATTCAAAGTGGACTATTTACAGTAAATAAACAATAACGGGGGTTAATATGTTTATAATTAAAATAAATGATTGGTATTTGAAGCAGGTGATTAGTCTGGGTGATGGCACTTGCGTCAAAACAAATCGGAAAGACCTTGCAAAGACGTTTGAAAATGAAACGTACGCGAGAGTCTGTGCTAAACAGTTTTTTAAACAATTTGAAATTCAGAGGAGTCGATAATGAAAACAGACTTTTTAACTTTGCGGGGCTTGGGTATTATTCTAGCAATAATAGGGGTCGTATTAACAGGCTGGCTCGCTGCGGCTGGTGGCTTTTGGCAAATAGGGGCTTTTGTGTTCTTTGCTGGTGTACTGGTTGCTTTGTTTTAGTTATACTTGCCAAGGCTTAGGGCTTTGGTTGGTGTAATCGGTTGATTATATCATAAACAAAAGGGGAAAAACTATGAATAAGAAAAATGGAAAATTGTTCGGTTGGGACGACTATGGTTATAGAGTCCGTTATATTAAAAATGAAAGAAACGAAATAACAGGTAAAAAAGTCGACCGTCTGTTATTGACAATACCTGCATCATCGCCAAAAAGACCAAAATGGTGTCCTATTGAAGGCGATTCAACTTTCTTTCAATTAGGCGATTCAATTCTATTTGTCGCAAATGGGAGTCGCTTGCTGGTAAATAACGCGTTTATGAGGTCGCCTTATGTTCTGTTCTTTGCTGAGCAAAAACATCTGGAAATTGTACCAGTGGACTCATTGCCTACGGCAAAACGTACGCCTCGCTCCACCACTGGCAAAACATTAGAGGCAATACTTGCCGCTGGTATGGAAAATAACGACCTGTACTTATAATATACCCGCTTCGGCGGGTCTTTTCTCGGAAGGAAAGGGACTCACAATGTATAAATTCGTGGCTTTGCCTGTTGGCAAGGGTGGCAATTATGCCGATGGTTTTTGGCAAATAGAACCAGACAACGGTCAAGACCTTAATGGTGGTTTTAGATTCTTAAAGTCTAAGGGGCTGGAAAACATCAAGGCTTTGTTAAAACTTGCCAAAGAGGGCTATAAAAAAGACCAAGACCAAGCCTGGAAAAATGTCCGCACACTTGGACTCGCTTTGTCTTCGACTAGACAAGACCGTATTACCAAAGCGACAAATATGAAGTTCGTAGCAGATAACCAATTGCCAATCTTTACCAAAGAGAGATAAACAATGGAATACTACGAGACTTATATTAAAGAGCAATCTGTTAGACCTATTAAAAAGACTACTAAACAAAAGCGTCAAGACCGCTTGAATAGATGGCTTTCTAAGATGGCAAAGCTGCCGAATATTTCAGTATTACAAGTCGAATTACTACGAAGAAAAGAGCAAGCAAAAATAAATAAACTATAAACCAAGGGGGGATTATATGAGCTTTATTACCGCAATCGATAAAATTAAAAATCATAGTGGGGTCAATGGTCTATTTGGAAAAATGGATAAAGTACTACAATTAGCAAAACAAGGCTATAAAGCGGCACAAATTAAACAAGGTTTAAAAATGGTCGTTGAACAGTACCCACCGAATCCACTAAGTACGACCGCACTAGAAGTCTATTCAAGACGAGTCAGATGATAAAGCAATGTACTATTTGTAGACAAGACTTTGAAGCAAAAAATCCTAAACAAATTTATTGCTCGAAGAAGTGTATTGCAAAAACCCGCTACATAAAATCTAGTCGAAAATTAAAATAAAGCCTGTACAAGCGTTTTTATATTCTGGACTAGTACTTATGCCATAAATGTATTAAACACGCGTGTCCGTGTAAATAAATGCAAATAAACACTATTTTAACTATAACAAGGAGGTTAATTATGGGATTGGATATGTATTTAAAGGAAAACAACTATATTTCTACGTATTTGGGACGTGAAAAAGTTTTCAAGTTTGAAGTTATAGTTAAGTCCTATGATAAAAATGGAGAAGTATTAAAAACTACGGAACAGGTGTGTGTTGAACCTGCAAGTGGACTTGAGTTAAATATACCTGTTGGTTATTGGCGGAAGGCTAATGCTATTCATAAATGGTTTGTTGATAATTGTGGCGATGGAATAGATAACTGTCAAAAGATGTATGTTAATTATGAGAAATTATCAGAATTAAAAAAGATTTGCGAAGATGTTTTAGCAGATAGAAATAAAGCATCGGAATTGCTACCTACTACGGAAGGATTCTTTTTTGGTTCAACGGAGTACGACGAAGATTACTTCAATGATGTAAGAGATACGATTGATATAATAAACAAATGTAGCGATGGAAAATCATACGAATATGAAGCATCGTGGTAAACCCCCTCTCCTAGTCTAGAGATCTAGTATATATATCTTCTCAGCAAGATAAGTATCTAGACTAGGAGTATATATATAATCTACCAGTATTATATAATTAAATAATATATTTATATATTATAATATTATATATATCACACGCGTGAGGAAAAAATGCCAAAACATATCGGAACTATGACTGTATCAGAGCTTAAAGAGATACCAATCATAATCTATGATAGATTTATTTATACAAGAGAGATATTTTTTAGATTAACAAAAAGAAGACACGATTCAGGATTTTGTTGTTGGGAATCATTTGTGTTTATTGATGACAATTATTATAGATTAGGTTGTTGTCACGATGTTTTAAAACTACCTGATGTTAATGTTGATGCTTATATGAATCACGTAATACGGGTATTTCCACGTGGGTATGACTGGAATAATAGATTCAAAATAATTTCACGTTGTTCTGACTTTGAAGTTCAAGTCACTACCTATCAAGGAGATTAAAAATGAGAAAAATAATAAGATTTATATTGATACTTTTATTTTGGATACTCAGATTAGTTATTTTCCCAGTGATGCTACCTATTTGTATGGTAATTGGATTGATTGATTTGATAGTTATAATAGTATTTAATCTTAATGAATATGCTAATAATTCTGACTACCGTGATTATAGTATGGATTTTACTATGTTTATGTTTTATGGATTTGTGTGTCTTAATTTTA